CGTCAGTTGTCGATGAAGCCGGTGAGATAAAGATCGATCGTACCAGTAACGTTGCCCGCGGCTTGCGTGCCGACCGTAACCAGCACCTCAGTTTCAGCCGGGGCTTTGTAGAGCAAGCCAGCCGCGGCAAGCGTCGTATTGGTTGCTGCCGCCACGCCCGTCGTGAGATAGCGGTTGGCACTATTGGCGTCACCAACCGTGAACGCCAAACCCGCCGCGAAAGCACTCGAGATACAGAGAATACTGGTCACGACAAAGCCCACGGGGATCGTGAAGGCGCCAACGGTATTGCCGGTGACGTCATCCGTTGCGCTGACGTTCACGCGACGGCCGATTGTTTTCATGGTACGGGCAAAGCCCTGTCCGCCAACCTGGGGCTGACTCCAATCTTTACGATACACCATTTGCGATTTCTCCTGACAAATGGATTGTTAAGTTTAAGGCTTCGCTTTAAGTCACAAAGCCGCTGAGATAGACGTCCATCGTTCCGGCAACCGGCGTTCCTGCCGCGACCCCGATCGTGATAAGAATTTCAGTCTCGGCAGGATTTTTGTAGAGCAGACCGGTTGACGCGACCGCAACAGTCGTGCCGCCCGTGCGCCCGGTGACGTCGCCGTTGAGATAGCGCGTCGGCAACGCCGCATCGCCCAAGCTGATCGACAGCGAGGTGCCACCATCCATGTCGGAATAGGCAACCGCGCAACCGTCAACAGTAAACCCGGCTGGCACCGTGAAGGCGCCGATCGTATTTGCCGAGGTACCAAGATCGGTTGTGCTCAGTGCAATCCGGCGCCCAAGGAATTTACGAGTGCCAGAATTGCCCTGTCCGCCAATATTGGGCGTTGGCGCCCAATCCTTGCGATAGGTCATAACTCCCTCCTTTCAAAAGGAACGGGAGGGCTTTCACCCTCCCGATTTGAGTTAGGGGGAATTAGGCGTTGGCAACACCGGACACAAAGCCGGTGACCATGCCCCAATCGACAAGATCGCCAACCGTGGCGCCCTGGACCGAAAGCGGGGCCTTGGCAATTTTGGCGGTGCCGTATTGGGCCTCGATCCCCATGCCGGTGATAAAGTCGTAATCACCGTCCTCGAGCTGCGTCGGACGCGGCATTTGTCCAAGCGCATACGCGATCGCGCCTTGCCCAAGCAGGAATACCGGCTCGACGTCGATACCGGCCGTGCCTAGCCCTTTGAGCAAAAGGCGTTGCGTGATTTCGGGGATTTCGAGGTAATAGACGCCATCGTAAACCAGCCCACCACCCGTAAAGATCGGGTTGTTTTTCGTCGGGGATGATTCACGCTCGCGAGCGTCGCGGTTGGCCTGGAACATGACCGGATCCGCTTTCAAGTCGCGCATTGCACGCGACCCCAACAAGCACAAGAACCATTCCTGGTCCGCGCCCTTGAGCTGGTACGGACTGATTTTCGGACGCCCGTTATAGACGCCGGGATTGGCCGGATCTGTGCCGGTTTGCTGCGCCTGGTTTTTCATCAGCGAGCCAACCGCGGCTGTCATTTTGTCAGCCGTTGAGTCGACGTTGAGCAGCGCGGTTGCAAACGTCGAATTATAGTTGCCGATCACGCTGCCGAAAACCACGCGATCGTAGTTCGCCGTCGTCCACGAGTTTTTTTGCGCCGTGGAAGCCGCCGACCATTTGACGCCATTGACGCGAGAGCCAGGAGCTGTGAGGCGTCCCGCTTGCACGGCCGACGTCGGCACGGACAGCAACGCGTCCACGATATCGTCACGCACGACACGCTTCGACCAGCCCGACAGCAACGAACGGGCTGTCGAGCGGATCGAAAACGAGCTTTCCTTGTTCACGGCGCGGTTATTGGCAACCGCGTTGCGTGCCCAATCGGCCCAAACCGGGAAGCCGTAGCTATCGATTTGTTCCTCAGCGCCGCGCAACGTGCCAGCGCCGACGCCCGGACCTGACAATTGCGTGACAAGCGGGACGTTGATCTCCTTGCCGTCCGCGGCAAGGTCTTTCATTCGCACGATCGGATAGGTGCTATCGGCCCCCATGAAGGGGTCGAATCGCGATGCTCGCAGGAAGTCAATCGCCGCGTCTTTGCGGAATTTAATGACTTCATTATTGACATGATTAGCCGTGAGGGCCATGTGGCCGATCCTTTCAAGACAAACCGGATCGCCTCACGGCCAATGAAACCCCCGCCACTTGGGGCGGGTTGTTTCACATGAAACGCGAGAAACGATCAGGTCACGGTTGAGTCGAAAAGGGAGTCGTCGGACAAATCTTCCTGTGACGCCCTCAGTGCAGCACTTTGACGGGAAACGCCGTTCATCGAGGGAGCGAGCATAGGACGGCCCTTGCCTTGATTCTGATTCTGTTGCGCCTCGTTCCGCCACGCTTCCATTGCGGCTTTACGGAACTCGGGATCCTTGAGGGACTCAGCGAGCACTTTCTGTTTGTAGGCGGCAGGATCACTGCCAACCTCAGCGCGCACTTTCACCTCACGAAACCACTGCATAAGAGTTTCGCCAGGATCCGTTGAATTATTCATGCGGATCTGCAGCGCAGGATCGGCACCTTGTCTTAGAAACTCGTGTGCCGTCGCATACGCCTGGTCAAACTCTTCCTTGTAGGTCTTGCGAGCTGATTGAAGGCTCATTTCGCGACGCTCACCGATCAGACGTTCCTCAAAACGCCTTTCCATGTGCTCGCGATATCCCTTGGGATCCATCAACGGATCGGGCTCTTCCGCTTTCGGCGGAGGGTTTTCCAGTGCCGCCATGCGGCGCTGAAATTCCTGCCGTTCAAAAGCAAGACGGGCATTTTCCGTTTTCAAGGCGTCACGCTCGGCTTGCGCCGCGCGCTTTTCCTCGCTGATCTCCCTCAGGCGCCATGACGGAACCAGCGGGGCGTTGTCATCGACAGGTGGCCGCTCCTTGTCGGCCGGTGTCTCTGGCGCTGCCGCTTTGTCCGCTACGGGCGGTTCGGGCTCGGGTTTTGCTGCCGGTTCCGGTTCGGAAACTGGCGGCTCGACCGCGCTATCGAACAATGAGTCTTCCGTTAAGTCCTCTTTTTCGTCAGGCATGGGTCATCCTTCTTTCCCACTGTGTCGCCAGTGGCTTCGCGTTTTGCCCTGCTCTCGCGTCGGGCTTGCGTCAGGAATACGGCGATATCGTTCGCCGCCGACGAGCTCATTCCGCAGGCTGCGCTGGCATACTGTCCGCGCGCTCGCGATCCATATCCATTTGCTGTTCGTGCTGCTCGCGATCGATCTGCATTGCGGCCGCGGCCTTCATGCGCTCGATCTGCATGTCCATGACCGCTTGCATGCGCGCGATCTGCTGCTCGTTTGCGGCGCGCATTCGCTCGAGCATCATGTCCTGCTGCGCTTGCATGGCGGCGCGGTTGTCGTCGCGCTGCGCTGCCGCCTCATCCATTTGCGCCTCGCGCACCTTCATCGCCATGTCCTGCTGCGCTTGCGCGTCGGCGCGTTGCGCGTCCTGCGCTTTCAGCGCGGCGTCCTGTTGCGCCGTTTGCTGATCGAGCTGCGCTTTCGCCTGTATCGCCATGACTTTCGGATCAGGCGGCGGCGGTGCGTTCTGCTTGGCTTGAATCTTGTCGATCATCGGCTTTTTGACCGACGCTGGCAGCGGCGCCAACTGGATCGCGATCTCGGGGAACTCTTGCAGGAATTGCGGGCCTAGCGATTGCAGCACTTGCAGACTGTCGCCCTGCAGGTTGACCGTATCCGGCCCCTCATCGATGATGATATCGACGTCGAGCGATCCTAACGCATTGACGATCTGCGGACGGCCGTACTGATCGATGGTGAGCTTGTTGGCCTGGAAGTATTGCGCCAAATTCTGATCGTCGGTGACACGGATCCAGCGCTCGGCCTTCCAGTAGCGCTGCACGATATTCCAGCAATCACGATAAACGCGGATTTTCCAGTTCTTGAACGCAGTGAGGTACGGGCCTAGCTCGGCAATACCCGCCTGTTGCAGCAATTGAATCGCGCGCCCGCTTGAATCCTCAAGCCCCTGCCCAATCAATGCCGGATTCGGCCCGAAGTTTTCAATCTCGTTCTTTGCTTCCTGCAGCAACTCAAGCTGGCCCTTAAAGTCGGCCATCGTGGTTGTGTCGGGTTCCATCTTGAGGCCGGGGTTAACCTCGATCCAGCCGTCGGCCTTGGCCCATTCCTTGCGCGACACTTCAATGTCGTCGACCGCGCCTTTTTCGCTGATCACCTTGCGCGAGTTGAGCAAATGCAGCGATTTGGAACGGCGGTGATTGATTTCGTCCTGCGGCGATTTCAAATTGCGCGGAAAACCATAACGATCGCCGTCGTGGTCGACGGAGGCCGAAAACATGCGGTAACGCGGAAACGTCTTGCCTTTCTCATCGATGAACGGCGACACCCCCTGCATCAAAACGACGTTGCCCGCGTACAGGCACCAGCGCCACTTGCCGCCCTTGATGTACCAGTGATCACACAGCCTGACTTTCTTCGCCGTGGTGTTGACCCAGTTTTTCTCGCGATCGAATTCAGTGACGTTGATCAGGTCCGATCCCGTTTCGATCAGATCCTCGAGCTCGTTGGCTTTTTCGGGCGCGATCTCCTTGGCCTGATCCAGATCACACCATTTTGCCACACCCATAAACCGGCAATCGGTGAAACCCTCATCGTAAGAACGCGGGTCATAGAAAAATCCATCGCCGTAAGTGATATGCAGGTCTAACGTCGGATCGCCGGTGTCTCCCGGCACCAGATCGTATTCGATCCCGGCAATGCCATCGATGGCGGCGCCTCTGGCAATGCGCGATGATTTCGACGCCCAATCATTTGAATCGAGCACATAGCGAATCGTCGCCGTGGCGATTTCGGCGCCCCGGTCGTGCATCGGTGTGCGCGCAAACGCTTTTGGATCCTGCCGCAAGCGTTCGACCAGGCCCACCACCGCATCGATCTTGCGGACTATGCGGTTGGACGTCACAACCGGCTGCTTGCGATCGCGTAACGTCCTGATCTCTTCGCGCGTCCACTGATCGCCGTGGTAATAGTGCCGCGCCTCGAGCATTTCATAGCCTTCGGCGCTTTTGGCCGCGGCGTAGTCCTGGTACTGGCGTCTCAGCTTTGTCGTATCGAGGATATCAGCCGCATCCTCTTCGTCGACGGCATAGCCCTGCTTCGCCTGTTGCGTCGCAACCGGCAGATATTGCGGGCTTTCCATTTTTTTGTCCGCTCGAGAAATGTTTAACCGCCGCCTGCCCCGCGGGCTGTGACGCCAACTTCCCTTGGGAGTGCCTTTGGGAGGATGACACCCGCGGAGACAAGCGACGGACAGCGGGAGGGGTGAGGGGTTGTCTCGAAAATCCCGCTATGCCAGTTTTCGTTTGCGTCCGAACACGCCAAGCAGCCCGAGCCCGCCCGCGAACAGCCAAACCGCTCCCGGCAATGGCGTTGTATCGACGCCAAACGCCAGGATTTGATTTTGTGCGGGCGCGTCCAGCAATTCAACCGAGCAACCGGGACAATCCCAGATCCCGCCCGGCTGTACGTTGGCGACAAGCGCCGCAACCAGCGTTGCCAATGCACCAGACGCGTTATCCAAAAGCGTGCCCTGGTATTCGACGTTCCAGATCGCGAGCTGGAACGCGGCCGAGCCGTCGAGGCCAAAGGTATTGCCAAGCGTGCTCGAGGTGCCGTGGATCATCAAGGATCCGAGCTCGGCAATTTGCTGGTTGGTCAGGATTGGATTGGGAAAGCCGACGCCCGCGGTGGTGAGCGGCACGATATTGTAGATCGCGTTGGCTTGCAGATGATCAAACAAGTCGACGCACCAGGCGTCCAACGTCTGACCGGCATTCGGTCCCGTACCGTTGAGGACGATCATGCCAGCGCTGACACCGATACTTGTCGGTGACGTGATGGTGATATTCTGGCCGTTGATCTGGCCGAAACTGCCGTAGTCGAATTGATCGGCCCTGGCTGCGCCAGCGCACAAAAGAAATGCCCCGGCCAGCATTGCTGCTTTACGCATAGAATTGCCTCACATTGTTTGAGTAGATTTGGTTTGAGATTAAAAGATCACGGCTAGGATCAGGCACACGATCAGCGCCTCGATCAAAAACGCCGTCTCAATGCCGCGAGAAAATCTGGACTCCATAACCGGCACCTCATCGGTACCAGCCCCGGCCCGTTATAGTCCTTAACCGCTGCCACGCGGCGGTAGGAAGGTGCCGT